CCCACCTATCCCACCCATTTCAGTGGAAGGAGAAGCTTGTTGATTTTTCTGCGTAGCCCATTGAACTACCTGTTGCTCATTTGGAATATTAGCATTTTCGCCTTTTGCTAATTCTGCTTGTCCTTCTGGGCTTTTCATCCATTTATCATAAGCTTGTAAAGCGATTTGATTATTACCATTTTCATCAGCGAAAGTTGATGGGTTTCCTGCTTGCTGCTGATTAGTTTGTTGTTGTGGCATAGGTTGCGCCATTGTATTTCTATTTTGCATTTGCATTGGTGCTTGTTGTTGCGCTTGTCCAGTCAATGCATGGAATGCATTCTTAACCCTACCAGAAAATGAATTAGTAGAAGGCTCGCCAATACCTGTATTTTGTGGTATTTGATTAATTGCATTAATATTAGGCGCATTGGTACCGGCACTGTTTACCATATCACGAAGCGCATTCTTTTGTTCTTCAGTCAAATTAGCCATAAACGCTGGATTATTCATAGCTTTTGCTATAAATTGCGGGGCCATTAAATTAGCATATGCCAGTTTTGATGCAGCTTCAGCTTGCGTTGTCAAAGGAGCATATTTCTCTTTAACCGCATTAATTTTTCGCAACAAGATATCATTGGCTAATGAGTTCATGCCCCCCATAGCAGTAACAAGTGGGCCTCCAGGACCAACATCAGGAATTACTCTTGGTAATGGTAATGCCATTATAAACTCCTATAGAAAGCTTCCAATCATTCCAATCCCACCGCCGACAGTATTCCAGAAGTCATTTTGTTTTCCTGCTTCTTTCCCATAAGCTGCTTGACCCATATTTTGACCCATCTGATTGTACAGATTAGTTAGTGAATTAGCTGCGTTTTGGCCACCTGTCATAAGATTATTCTGACCTTGGCCGTATTGTGTATTAATACCTAACACATTTTGTAGCCATTGATTTTGGTCTTGTGATGCTATATTGCCTGCATTTTGTTGCATTTGTTGCAACATCGGCGTGCTGCCCATTAATCCGCTGGCAGATGCCGCATTTTGACCTGCATTCATTGATTGTTGTTGCAAATATTTAGCATAAGGACTTTCTTGATATCCCCCCATAAGATTATTGATAAATCCACTAGGGTCTTTCTGACCTTGAAGCCATTGCTGGTAATCACCAATAGCGCCTTTTCCAGCATTTAAGTAAGGCGATTGGGCGCCTTCGGCTTTATTGGCCCATTGCTGATACTGCTGCATCGCTGCATCATACGGTTTCCCAGAATCACCAAACATTCCACCTAAGAAACTTCCAGCACCACTACCAAACATACTTGAATCAAAAGCCATAGCACATTCCTTGTGATTTGCAAACCATTATAGAATAATTATCACCTAAATTCCGTACAAATGAAACCATTTAAACAATTAAAGTCCAGCTGCCATTCTTCCAAATTTGAAGTTCATTCGTATCACTTACATAAATCATCTGTCCATTTTGAGGATCTTGAATGATATCGCGCTCTGCAATAGTCAATCGTGGAACAAATATACCATTTTGTGTTAAATATCCTTGTAGAGATTCTACAAAGGTAGCCATGAAATCTGACCAAACATTACTTAAATAAACATTGTCTTTAATAATAGGATCGTATGTTGGAAAATTATCAAAATTACGAGCCACTATTTACTCCGGTAATGTATCAAAATCCCAAGCAGCCCCTAAGACTACAAATGGAATCTCATTAAAAAACTCTATCTTAGGTATGAACCCTTGTCCCCTAGGAGTCGTCCCTAGTTTTCGCCATACAGTTCTATAGGTGCGTTCACCTATCTTACCCATGGTCGCTTGCAAAAGATTCCCGAATGTCTGTCCACCATCTTTAGAAATCGATAAGAATACAATCGGCTGACCTCCGCCAACATCAATTTGTTCTTCTAGGATTATATTCACTAGAGTTTCAGTAGTTAATACAATTTCATTTTCAGTTAATAAATCCACATCAACCAAATCAATAATGTCCAATGCCCCTTGAAGTAGATCTACTTGGAACCTATCTATTCGCAATCTATTATAGCCTTCGGGCGTCATTTGTCGTCCAATGCGCATACGCCTAATAGTTTCACCATCATTAGTAGAAACACCATCTGCAACTATGTAAAACTTAGGCGCATTATAATCGCCATAATAGTTCACCCCATCAAAATAAGCATGGGTCTGAGCGGGATGTCTATCGCCATTTAAAATCTCTTCTTCATGCCATTTTGGAGCTTCTACGGTACTCATTGTTACATTAAGCACAAAGGTATGATTAGCTAAAGTAAAATTTAGTCTATAAAAGATAATGCCATTTTCTTTAATAAGAATGCCGCGTGCATCAGCAACACCTTTTGTTGGCTCTGCTGCATATTGTGCTAATTGAAAATCCAGTGCTCTATTACTAACGAGAATTGATTCGGTACCCTTAACTTCCATCACACCGGCAAGACCGTCTTTATCTTGCGCTAGAAAGAACATTCTATCAAAGCCTACTGATACACTTCCTAAGGCAGGTGTCCCTACTTCCATTAATAATGAATTATTGCGTCTAAAAGGCAAGTTTGTACCAAGTCCTGCGTTTTCCCATACTTCTGTAAAGTTTTGGGAGAATAAGAATATGCGCCTATGGAGTGTTCTACAAGCAACGATTGTGCCAGGATGAGAGGTGATGCTGCCTAATTGCAATTGCCCTGTGACGGCAATGCTTGTTTGTGCAGAGCCATTCGATGTGATGTCTATTGCTATGCCCGTAATAGCATTTTGATAGGTTGTTGCTAACTTAATTGTGCCAGGATTGGTAGTGGATGAACCAACCCTGATCACATAATAAGTAGTTGATGCTACTAATGGTGCTGGTAAAGTACCGATTGACGTTACAGTATCAGTAGGAGTTCCATTGGTAGTTAAATTAATCGCTATTCCTGCTATTGCATTAGCATAAGTCGTTGCAACTTTAATAGTTCCAGGATCGGTAGTTATCGTCCCAATCATTATTGCATAATAAGTTGTTCCAACGACCAAAGGCGCTGGCAATGTTCCAGTAGTTGTAAACGTTAATGATGTACCGGTCTGGAAATTAGCATTACTTGTGCTTAATGTCAGAATATCAGTTGCAGCACTCCCTGTAAAGGTAGCACTTCCACCAGTTGCCGTTAAAGTAACAGGGACGCCTGTTGCAAAAGCCGCATTACTTTGAGCCAATGTTAAAATATCAGTCGTCGAATTAGCTTGAAAAGTAACCGCTGTCCCACCACTCCAAACCATTCCTTGATTAATAGAAGATAGCTGGAATGTATTGGTTCCACCATTGGCAACCAAGAAGAATCCATCCAAATAACATACATCCACTGGATTATCTGGAAAGCCTGGGTCGCTTATTTGTGTAAAGGTATTAGCATTAATATCCCAGATATAGCCCTCTTCACCGTCTACAAAAATTACTTGGAAAGTATTCGCATCAATACCAACAAAACCTTGTATGGTAAGAATAGTTCCGATAAATGTTGTGGTTAATGCGCCTGTTGAACCGGTTGTTCTAAATATAGAGCTTCCAAATACATTATATATTGCGTCGTTAAAAACAAAGGTTGCGCGAGCACCTCTTGATTCATTAAGTAGATTTAACTCAGCATCAACTAATCCTGCTGTAGGTAATAATGTTTTTGGGCGCTTGCCCTGAGGATCCATATATTCAAATAGATTAACGGTGCGCTCAGCATTAATCGTGCTAACACGTTGGTTGTCGTAACTGCCAATAAGGTCGTAATCTTTCCGCATGGTTTAATACGCCAATATATTTTGCCAGTAAAAAGGCTCCGGTCTACTTAAAATAGCCGATGGTCTAACGGTTAAATCAGTCTCATTAGCATTCTTTATAGTACTAAAGTAATCTTGGTATTCTTGTTCTGCTGTGTCCGGCCAATTGCCAGACGGATAATACGAGAGAAACTTTCTCGCTAAGGAGTATTTTAAAAAGCCATAGTAAAAAGGTGGCAATTCTATAAGACTTTGATTGGCTGCCAGTTGATTGAGCATGGTTTTTACGCCAAGCAATCCGGGATAGGGCTGATCGGGTGCTGGATATAATATTACCTGACTCTCAGTAGGCTTTTTATCTAAATAAATAAATCCTGGGCGTGTATTTAAAGGAGTTAATCGAGTAATTCCAAAAAATTGCGCTTTATTGATAATTTGCAAGGGATAAAGAATACTTTGTCCAGAACTTGTTACTGAATAATTGGCAAAAGATAAATCTATAATCCGATTGGCTGTAATATCAGCTGGCACCATATTGGATATAGAATAGGTCGCCTGACCAGGAACCATAGTAAAGCTTAATTCGGTTAGATAAGGAATATATATGCTGTCTGCATCAAACTTATCAAGCAACTCATTAATTAGCTCAAGTCCTGAAGATAACATGAATGAGTCTGGGGCTTCGCCCACAGCCAACTCACCCAACAAGTACAAGGAATTAATTATTAGCTCATTGGTGGTTCTTGTGACTTGAGTCATGACAATTCCTCATCTTTAAAAGTTTGGGTAAAATCGACACATCAAGAGGACATGTCGAAGTCATCAACTTATTTCAATGGGAAGGCATCATCCATTCCGCTGCATAGTTTACGAGCTGATTCTTTGGCATTTTCGCCATCGTTGCTCATAAAGGCATTGAAATGAAGCATTTCAGGAGGTGCTCCTGGCCTGTCGCCCATACGTTTTTTCATTTTTTGTTGTTCGGCTTTTACAAACGCATTGTTTGATTGAACCATTTTATTATCTTTCATCAGATTTCCCCTTTAATTTAGCCTGTGGCTTTTTGGCTTCGGCTATAACTGTTTCATTTTTAATTTCATCTTCTACTTTTGCCCGATAAGCTTTTGCTTTGGCAGGGCTATCGAACCAGACGCCCGTTGCTTTCAATATATCTGCTTCATCATTTTCTACGACTCTAAAATCGTCTAGTGGATGGTAAACGCATGTCAGCATTGGGCAATTCCTTACGATAGTACGCGTACGGCATATTGTTGATGCCATTTAAAGCCGCACAATAAGTCTATACGCATGTAGTTTTGATAACCTAAAATGTCACCAGTTTGAGTTACTGCTAGGGATAAGCCAGTTTCTGGATCTACTGCAACAGATGCATAAGGAACCTGCAATTTATATAATGGAGGACATACGATATCTAGACCCCGACTTGGATAAGCTACGTTCACGTTATGACTTCCAACCATAGTAACTGCTGCATCATTAGGCACAGCATTACTAACATTACGATTAGGATCGGTAGTGGCAGAAATAATGCTTGGACTAACAAGAATGGTAATATTACCACCACCATCAGAACTCGCATTAGCTGTAACTACCCATTGCATGTCTTGACCCGTAGAAGCACGTCCAACTGGATTTACAGATTGAACTCCTGCTATGGAAATAACATCTCCAACTACAAAGTAGTCAGTAACTAATGCTGTTGCACCATCCATAACTATTGTAGCACCAGAGCTAACTGCACCATTAACCAATAAAGCATCAGAAGAATGCAGTCTTGGTCCTGCTCCTGCAATATGTCTTTTAATGTTTTGAGATTGGAAAATGTCAAAATAAGACAAATGCCCAATTGCGGAACTTCGTACGATGTCTTCGTTAAATACAGGAGTAAAGTTGTTAAGCAATGCGCCTTTTAATGAAGAAC